TCATTCCAGAACAATTTTAAAAATGATGCTTCTGGTGTTAGTGTTTCAAAATTGACAAGGAATGATCTATATAAGATCGGGTCATTGGGTAGAATTAGTATCAATTCTGGTGGTTCTGGTTATGCAGTTAATCAGGTATTGGTATTTAATGGTGGTTCTGGTTACGGCGCTAATGCATACGTTAGTCAAGTTCATGCTGCAAATACAGGCATTAAAGCTGTAACTATGAATGCACATTCAACGGGTGCATATAGATTGGGTGGCGAAGGTTATACAAGAGATGCATTACCTATTATCACTGTTAATGGCGGCGGCGCTAATGCCAGTTTATCTGTATCAGAAGTTCTCGGTGATGGTGAAGCATTCTCTATAACAACAAGTAGAATTGGTGCTATATCTTCACTTAGAGTTATTAGTCCTGGATATGATTATGTCTCTGCGCCGCTGGTATCATTAAGGAATATGGACTTAAGCGTTGCTAATGTAACACCAAGTCAAATCTTTACCGCTAATTCTAAAGTATATCAAGGAACATCAAATACAGTAACAACGTTTACGGCATATGTTGATCAATTTGATCAAGATACTGGATTTTTAAGATTATACGATTATAAAGGTGGTAATACTGATGGTACTCCATTTGCTGCCCAAAAACTTAAATCTGATGATGGATTGACTGAAGCTGATATTGTTCCTGAAACTCCTATTATTTACGGTGATGGTCGTGCTAAAGCAACAGCAAAATTTGAAAATGGTTTGATTCGTTATCCTGGTTTATATCTAAACACTGATGGACAAGTTAGTGCAGATAAAGTATTACAAGATGGAGACAAATACCACAATTTCTCATATGAGATTACATCACACACGGACTATGCAACATTCAAAAAACCTATGTATGATATAGTTCATCCAGTAGGAACTAAGATTTTTGCTACTCGGGTTGTTGATAATACTGAAAACTTGGATCAAACAGAGGCAAATACTGTTATAACTATAAATACATTACCTGTTAAATTTAATATATCAGCAGGCGCAAATTCAACTTCAAATACTACTGCCAATCTGATGAATTATGTGAATGTTGGTGATACTGTAATATTCACTGGCGTCTATAAGTGGATTGCAAATACAGTAAACGTCCAAGCTGGCTCAAACACAGTATTTGGCGCAAATTCCAACTTCATTAATGATCTGATTGATGGTGATATCATTTACCTTTCAACAGGAAATACAGAAATAGTTACAGTATCAAATACAAATTATCTGACTACACAAAACACGATTGGTGTTACAGCAACAGGCGTAACAATCAATGTGTATTTTGATGAATCTAAAACCGTAACATTTGTCGATGCTAACACAATAAAAGTAGATACAATATTTACTGCAAATTCAAACTATGTTGCCACAAACGTCCTAAAAGTTAAATAAATACTATTATGCCATCACTCTTAACTAAAAACTTCAGAATCTTACTAGCTCAGCGTCTATATGATTTGCTGGATCTAACTACAAATTCACTGCTTCCAGATTCACAAAAACACTATCTCTATACAGTTATAGGCAAACAATTACCTTGGAATTCAGGAACAGAAGTTCCAGAAACACCTTTAGAGTATGATGCTGCTTTAAATGACTATTACAGAAATGGTATTTTTGCCAAGCAAATGTCTTATAACAATGCATCATTGGTTGTTCCTAGAGTAGACTGGACAGCAAATACAAAATATAATACATATGAAGCAAATACAAATTTCTATGTTCTGAACAGCAAAGATCAGATATTTAAATGTCTGGCAAATAATGCTAGTGCAAATTCAACCACAGAGCCACAGTTGACATTATCAACAACATCTTTAGAAGAGCCACATTTAAAAACAGCAGATGGTTATAAGTGGAAATATATGTATACTCTAGCATCATCACAAAAACAAAAATTTCTGAGTGATGATTGGTTACCAGTAACGTATAATAAGTTTGTTCGTGCCGCAGCAGTTCCTGGTTCGATTGATGTTATCAATATTACAAATTCAGGTAATAATTATACCAATGGTTCAACTGTTGCAATGATCACTATATCTGGCGATGGAACTGGAGCTTTGTTAAAAGCAAACGTTGTCGCCGGGCATGTTGTTAATGTTGTTATACAAGATCGGGGTTCTGACTATACATATGCATCATTAACATTTGATGACGGTACAGGATCAGGTGCGGCAGCAACTGTGGCTATATCGCCACATGATGGTCACGGCTATGATCCTATCGAAGAATTGGGTGCATCTACTATAATGTTTAATGTTGAATTTGAACAAGATGAATCTGTTGATTTACCAACTGATAATGATTTTAGGCAAATCATTGTTCTAGAAAATCCTTTTAGGGGTGGAACTTCAAATTTAGCCACTGGTTCAGCATACACATTATATACTACAGTAACCACATCCCCAGGTGTTGGTGATTTTAATAATGATGAGGTGGTTTATCAAGGAACAACTTATGCTGATGCAACTTTTACTGGTGATGTTCTATCATTTAATGAAGTAGAGAACAAATTGTTCCTGAATAATATTCGAGGAACATTAACAACAAACATGGCAATAAAGGGTAAAGATACTGGTGCTATACGTGTTGTTAGTAGCTACGTTGACCCTACTCTAGATTTATATTCAGGCAAAGTATTATACATAGCTAATAGACTGCCGGTCACAAGAGATACAGCACAAACAGAACGAATTCGTTTCATATTGAGTTTCTAACGAGGAATAAATGACTACCCTATTCAATTACGATCCATATTACGATGATTTCGATGAAGATAAAAATTTCATGCGAGTTCTTTTTCGTCCCGGCTATTCAGTTCAGGCTAGAGAATTAACTCAATTACAAACGATCTTATCAAATCAGATTGAAAAATTTGGTAACCATATCTTTAAGAATGGTAGCCCAATTATTGGCGGTAAAATTTCTCTTGATAGCACAGCAAACTATGTTATCCTGAATGCTCAATATAATAATACTGACGTTGTTCCATCAGATTTTATAGGCAAAACAATTGTCTCTTACAATTCAACAAAGTTGGTAAGGGCTATAGTTATTGCTGTTGATATATCAAATAACAATCCAGTTCTTGTTATAAAATATTTGACTGGTGATAGATTTGCAGAGAGTGATGAAATTCAAATTTATGGTCAAAATATCTATGCCCAATTAATAGATACATCAGCTTTTGGCGGATCATATATTGCAAGCATTCAAGAGGGTGTTTATTATTTCAAAGGTCAATTTGTAAAAGTTACTCCACAATTCTTAGTGGTTGAGTTATTTTATAGAACAGGAAATTCTTCAACCGTAAATACCCAACCATCATATAAACTTGGTATTGAATTTGACGAAACAATTGTTGATGAAATTGATGATACATCATTGCTTGATCCAGCACAGGGCGCATTTAACTATCAAGCACCAGGAGCTGAACGTTCCAAGATTGCAACTATTTTATCAAAACGCACAATTGACTCTTCTGATGTTTCTTCATTCTTTGAAATCATTCGTTTAGTTGATGGCGTAAAAACAAAAGAGATCGATTATCCTATTTACAGTGAAATTGAAAAAACTCTTGCCCGCAGAACATATGACGAATCAGGTAATTACACAGTTGATCCATTTGTCATTTCTCTAGCAGAAGGCGATTCAGCAAACGGTATGTTTGATATTGTTCTAGATCCAGGTAAAGCATATGTCGGCGGCTATGATTTCCAAACAATTGCTCCAACAATAATTAGTTTAGATCGTGCTAGAGATGTTGCTAATGTTGAGGGTTATGACATTGTAACAAACTATGAAAATTCTGTTGCAATTGATACCGTTTATGGTTCATTAGATATTTCAAATTATCCAATACTTGATATCCATTCAGTTGCACATACTTCAGTAAACACAACCACAACTGCTGCTTACAATTCAACAAAAATTGGTACAATTCGTGCCAATATGATGGAATACAATGATTCGACTACATTAGAACTAGGCAATACTCATTCATTCATTATCAATACATTTGATGCGAATACAATATCAATTACAGGCACTACACAAGCAACGGGATCAAATACAAGATCAATTAGATTGCCAGCAGCATTCTCAGCAACAATTGGAACAGATGCATATGCGAATATGTATTTTAGAGTTACCGATGCGGGTGGAACAGCAATTTCTCCAGTATTAGTTCAATCTTCAAATGCAACACATATTTACTTAACATCAGCTTGGCCAATTATTCCAGCATCAAATACCTTTTCACTGGAATCAGATTTTAAGAATGCCGAGAGTTTTGTCGTTAAAGATAATATCACAAAAACTTTTGGTGCAAGTATCAATAGCGATTCAAAAGATACAACTACTGGTTTTGCTACTATATCTGGAACAAATTATGGCTCATTGATATTTGAAGTTCCTTATCAAGCAATGAAGCCATCAACAATCACAAACTTAGATTTCTATGCAAAGAAATTTTACAGTAACAAAATCTCCGATGCTGGCGGTGTAATCAGTGTTAGTGCTGAAGGAACAGATACTTTCCCATTCTGTGGATCAGTTGGTGTTATCTCTGATACAAATATTCGTGATAACATTATTTGTATGGTACGCTATGATTCAGCAGCAAATGGAACTTCTGGAATTGGTGCTAATACAGTTTTAGGATTAGCAAATAATCTATTCACAGTAACCGCAACCAGTGCAACAAATTTTGAAATTGATCTAAACACTTCCGGTGTTAAAGTTGATTTATTGGTTAACACAAAAGTTAATAATGCTGAAAATTCTAGCACGGGTGCTATTCGTGGCAAGCAATTAATTCCAGCAACAACAGGATTAGACTTACATGCAAAAGTTCCGTATGAATTAAACGTATCTGGAACACCAGGAACAGATATTCTTTATGCTGCAAATTCAGCAACACGAACTGCTGTTGGTGGTTCAGGATATGTATTTAATACGATCGGTTCAACCTTCTTTGACGATACTACACAATTAACCAATTTAAGAACACCAGGTAAAGCAGTTAGTTTGCAAGTTCCTGATGTTGTAGAAATTGTAAGAATTACCGATTCAAGAAGCCCAAGTTCAAACGTAACAACAGCAATGTTGACTAGTTCAACATATGATGTTACAGATAATTACTTGTTTGATAACGGACAACGTAAATCACACTATGATCATGCAACAATTACTCTAAGACGTGGATA